TTGTATAGTTTTGTTTTGAAGTAATCAACATCTGCCAATTCACCAAGATTCTCCCCTCCAGGCAACGTTGTAATTTCTGTACCTCTACCACCCTCTCTACGTGGAAGCCAGTAATCCTCTAACATACTCATGTGCTTACGTTCATCTTTAACTTCACCAGAATTGGAATCATATACCAATTTGTTTTTATATTTGTTCATGATATCACGTAAATACTGTTCTGCTTTGATCTTAGGTAAGTTACCAACATCAATGTAGAAAATTCTACGTTCAGGAGCACGTGAGATACGGTAGATGACCACTGCATCTTCCAGCATTCGTAATTGATTAAGAGGTTTGATTGCTTTGTGTAGATGACTTAGGACTATTTTTCTATCCGCATCTAATACACCAGAATGAACATAAGAAATAGAATCTTCTGAAATTTGTACTGCTTGACCACCGGATCTATCCGAAATTCCCTTTTCATTGAACAAATAAAATTCTTGGAATCCTGTTGTATCTAACTCTGGTCCTTCTGGTCCTTGAACAATTCTAGGTTGTCGAATCTTCTTTATTTTAAGGGGGTCTATTGAACGTAATTCAAGAATTCCTCTTTTTGGATTTTTCTCATCAATAATAATATGAAAATATAATCTACCATCAACATACCATTTTCTGAACAGTTCAAATCCAACTTTTCTAAAAGAAAGCAAACGAACTAGTTCTATGAACTCGGTCTTTACACTCTCTTTAATATTATCTGATAGATTAGATTTTTCTAGATTAATACTGACAGGAGATTCTTCCCTACTTGCGACTATAGCATCATTAACAACATCATCTATCGCTTGATCACATTCAGGAAATGTTGCCATTTCTCTATATTTTCGGATCAAATCTTGTTCGTTTTTTGCGATACCCTCTAGATCGACATATGTTCCATATGCTCCTCCTGCTGGGCCAACTTCAAGTGCACCGTCTTCTGGTTCGGGGAGTACGAAAGACTTTTTATTTTTTGCGTCTTTGTCTACTCTTCCTATAGAAAAACCAAATAATTCAACTGCCATACATTCTTCCTAATAGGTGAAATGGGAGTAGATTTCTCCACTCCCATGTAAAATTGTTTCTTTCATTATCTAATACTAAAGTCCAACCCTGCTATTAGCAGATCTCCAATAACTGAATTCCCATGTTATATCATAGGTCTGGATATCATTAGTTTCCCAATCAACTGTAATTTCCCCAATTGCTGAAGGCCATGCATCCATGAATTCATAAGATTTCATTATTCGACTACTTGATGATTTTCCAAATGTTTTAACTTTTAAAGTGCCAGTATAACTCTGAATCTGAGTCATAGCTGCAGCTCTTACATTTGACTTATGAGAATTAAGTTGTTCCATCCAACTTTCAATGTTGTTTCGAATTTCCATTCCCTCATCATTATAAACGGTTGTAGTCCATTGAACTGCCGCACGATTACTAGGAATGTTTATACCTCTTCCCATATATGTGACGGTTGCTACATCAATTGTATCACCTGGTAAGGTTGTGGCCTTACATAAAAACTTAAAATCTTGAACTGCAGATGAATCTTCAGTTCCTTTGGAAGTTGTTAGTTCAGCTTCGAATAAACTGGCTAATGCTCCACCAGCTTTTAATTTTGAAGTGAATGTATCTATTGAAAATGACATTATTACTCTCCTCCGATGACTATGTTAAAAGTAAATGGGGAAGCCTTTTTTACAAGTGCACCCTTCGGCGCCATCGTCTTTCCCCATTCCTTATGTATATTACTATTTATACAGTATTATATTATCCAATAATTTCTGCAAACTCAACACCAGATCGTACTGCTACGAATTGTAGTTGAATAAAGTTAATTGAACGTGAAGGTTTAATGTAAATATCACCACGAAATTCGTTACGATCAACGACTTCCGATGTATTATTACTATCGTCACAAACTACAGCAAAATCTTGAACTCCACCTCTTCCCATAATATCCCTCAAGAAAGGTTCTACAGTAGCAGTGAATCTTGAACGAGTAAATGCATCGTTGAATTCAAATAAAAAGGATTTTGCCATATTAGCAATAGATTTTTCCAAAAGGATAAACAACCTTCGTACATTGACTCTATCAAATGCACTTGGTTTTGCTAATAGTGTTTTATCTCCGAAAAGAAGAATACCACTTCCAGGCATTCCAACAACTGGATTAATACCATTTTTATAAAGATCATCCCGTTCAGTTTTATTTGGATTAAAAGGAAGCTTGATCGCATTTCGGATATTACCACGATCTATACCAGCCGGTGACCAGAAAGCATCTCGTGATACATCTGTAAAGGCGCAACATCCAGCGATATCACCATTCAATGGAACATATCGATATACATCATTGTACTTATCGTACATGTATTTCCATCCAGAGTCAAGTACTGCGTATGAAGAACTTGGCATTGTATTACGGAATGCTACAATATCGGTAACTTCGCTTCCTGCGTTATTAACAACATTTGCTTGTGTAGGTGAAATAAATGCTACACAATCTTTACGATATTCTGCAATATTATTAATTGCATGAATGGCCGTTGCTGCATCTGCATCGCCAGTCATCAGAAGTGTTACATCTACTTCTTCTGAGTTTTTGAATTTATCCAAAGCGGTCTGAATATTTCCAGCGGTTGCTGCAGTTCCAGCGTGTCCACCAGTTAGACTTCCAGAAACGATAATTCCTTTACCATTAAATGTTCCGGTTGCGGCTCCACCCCAAGCGGTTGTTCCACCACCTAGTTTTGCATCTGCATCGCCATCTTGGTGATGATCCATCCAACGGATATACTGTGAACCTCTATTAACTAGATCTTTGTAATAGATACTTTGACCATCTTCACCTTTGGCTCCGGCGGCAACTGATCCAGTATATGATTCAAGAACTGTATTATTTGCACCAGTAATTTCACCATCTTCATCTACAACAACAACATGAATTTCGTCCCAGTTCCCACTATTTCGTTTAGCATGTGCAGAAGTAACAGGCTCAGTATCGAAAGAACTTGCATATTCCCATGTACGTGAATGAGTGTTTGCTGCAGCTGCGGAAACAAACGGTGATGTAACTGTCATGGAGATTGCATTGGTAATTGCGGAAACTTTACGTTCTTCACCAGTTTGAATTTTAATATTATCACCTACAGTATATTGAGTATCGAATGCTGTAGATGTTCCTGTTACTGTAGTTCCATTAGCTGAAACTGCAACAGTTCCAACCATATCTGCAAATGGTTGACCAAATGCAGACCTTTTTCTTTGTACGGCACCACCAGTATTAGCTATTGCTGCTGCAGCTACTACAACACAAGCTGTGTTAGATGTTACAGTACTAACCACACAGTATTTGGAATTCCAAAAAAGTACGTCACCTACAGCGACTTCAGAATCAAAAAGAGTTCCTACGCCAGTAAGGGCCGTACCACTCACTACAAAAGAAGTACCAGTAAGTGCTGTATCAGTATTACTGTTAAGTGTTCCGTCATTATTTGTATTTGCTCTTGTAGCACCACACATGGAAACTCTTAATGTGTTTCCAAGATCTCCTGGATATTTTGCAATGAATGCTCCAGCAGTGGTGATTGGTGTTCCACCCATATCAGGATCGTATGTGTTTTCATAATCTTCATCATTTTTTACTTGTAATGCTGTGCTCATTGCTGCATTATTTGCACCCGATCCACAGGCACGAACTATTTTTAGATTTCCCGAATATGCGAGATAACTGGCGGCAGTAAACCATGTTTTGTATGTGGCGGCGTTAGGTTTTCCAAATATACTTGCCATTTCTGATTCATTGGATACTGTTACACGATCAAAAGCAGGTCCCCATTTAAATGGGCCTGCAATTGCCCCCTCAGTCATAGAAACTTCGGGAACAACGGTAGTAAGATCAATTTCTTTAGTAACAACGCCTGGGCTAATTGTAAAAGGCATCTTATCTCTCCTATAGATTAAGTTGAAAGATTGGGGTTTATGGATTTTATTATACCATATTACAGCTATTTATATTTTTCTAATTCTCTAAAACCATAAATATAAAGTAATATCATAAATATACGAAATGAGCATATGGACAAATATAAACTAATAGAAAACGAAAAAATAAAAGAACGATTTCTTAAAAAAGTTGATCGTTCTGAAACAAATACATCATGTCATATCTGGCTTGCTTCTAAAAATAAGACAGGTCATGGAATGTTTTCTGTTCTGGGTCGAACCATACCTGCCAGTAGATATGCCTTTATGATGTATGGTAATTTCTCATCAATTTCTGCAGTACGAGGTGAACTATCAAATAGTGAAGTAGTTACACAAACCTGTTTCAATCCATCTTGTGTAAATCCTAAACACCTAGAAGTGTCCAATAAAAGAAAGACAGGAAAAAGATTAACTATTCATCCAGATCAATTGATCACTGGCTCCATCAACTTTCTAAATAGATTAAAAAAGGAAAGACCAGATTTATCTACCAAAATCAAAGATTTAATATCTGAAATTAACAATCCCCCCACAGAAGTTAATTTTAGTGATATAGATCCTTTTCATTTATAAAGATTAGAATCAAATACTATATTGAATGATACACTAATCCTATCTTCTTGAGTATTATTCCTAGTAACATCATGCATAATCGGTGATCTAAAAATCAAT